GCATCGACTCTAGCTACTCTTGTTAATGGTGGTATTATAACACCAAATGAGGCAAGAAAACCTCTAAGAAAACCTCCTATAGATGGGCTGGACGAAATAAGAATTCCTGCAAATATAGCAGGTTCTGCTGTAAATCCTAATACAGGGGGACGTCCTCCAAAGGACAAACCAACTAAGGAGTCAAGATGACTACAGAAAATCAGGAGTTGTCTTACTTATCATGTACTCTAGACAAATCCACTATTACCAAAGATGCAGCCGCAGATGGGTTCTACATTGAAGGTCTAGCTAATGCAGCTACTAGGGATAGGTCGGGTGATTTAATATCACCTACAGCCTATAACTTAGATAATTATTTGAAGAACCCGGTTATTCTACTTCAACATAATAGAGATCAGCCTATTGGTAGAATGGTTGAACATAAGATCGACGACAAAGGGCTCTGGGTTAAAGTTTTTATATCCAGTGCTGCAGAAGACCTATACAAAACTATTACCCTTATCAAAGATGGGGTGTTATCGGCATTTTCAGTAGGTTTTAGATTATTAGACGGAAAGTATATTCCTGCGAATGATACATTCGTCATAACTGAGCTAGAGATGTTAGAAACTAGCCTTGTATCAATACCATGTAATCAAGACTCTGTTTTCTCGGAGTCTAAAGACTTTCAAAATCTAAAGTCTATTAAAAAGGAGGAAGCTATCGCTACCCAAGCTAATAAAGCCCTAGTAATTACAGAAACTTCTACAGAAGAAGAGTCTGGGAGTACTTCTACTTCAACCGAAGTAACAACCATCGTGGATGATAAAAATCCAGATGCACCAATCGACCCAGCTATCGCAGCAGCCCTGCTAGCTAAATCAAATAGCGGACAATCCGCAGAAACAGGAGAACAACCAATGGCTACAACTAAGTCTGTGGATGTAGAAGCCGCAGTTCAAAAAGCACTAGAAGCAGAACGTGCTAAAGCAAAAGAAATCGAAGACACTAAAGCCCAAGCTGCAGAAGCTGAAGCCAAACGCGCTTTAGAAATTAAAGAAGCCGTAGCTGCTGCTATGAAAGCTGCGTCTGACGAAGCAGAGACTAAAGCTGCTGACGAGACAGGTATCCCTATGGAAAAAGCTGGTGTACAGTACACTCCTAGCACAATGAAGGAAGCTGATAAACGCGAGTATATGAAAACTCTAGATGATCTTTATCTGTTGTCTGTTGCGTTGGAAAAACCTCTATCAGGTTTGTCTGCATTTAAAGCCCTTCCAGAAGAAATCCAGAAAGCTGTTACCAATACCGGCGGCGTGTCTATGGCCCCAGTTGGCTTTGACAAACGTCTTGAACAGGATATTCGGAAAGAACTCAAGATTGAAAAGCTGTTTTCTAGCTTCCAGATGCCTTTGGCTGACTATCGTCTTCCTTTTAACGCTGCTGGTGTTACTGCGTCCTTCCAAGCTCCAGGAACAGCTCCTGCCGATCAGAACCTTACTATCGACAACATCCTGTTTACTGCTAAGAAGATCATGGCTCCTGTTGCCTTCAACTATGAAGATGAAGACGACGCTGTAATCGCACTATTGCCTACTATCCGTCAGGAAATTGCATATGCAATGGCTAACTTGATTGATACTACTCTAGTTACGGGTACTGGTGTTGGTGGTTCTTTCCGTGGTATTACTCACTATGCTACTGGTGCTGGTGCAGGCTTTAGTACAGCTATTGCCGGTACAGCCGCAGCTGATCTTACTCCAGCTAACATCGCTGCTGCTAGATCTGCAATGGGTAGATACGCTATCGGTTCCAGAGACGTAGCCCTGCTTATCAATATTCAGGATTATTACAAACTAGCGGATGATCCTCTAGTTCAAACCGTCACTAACTACGGCTCAGAAGCTACCTTGAAAACTGGTGAACTTTCTAATATCTGGGGTATCCCAATTATTCCAACAGAAAGTATTGCAACACCGGTTAACGTTGGTGATGTACGTGCTTGTATCGTTCGTCCTGACAGATTCAAACTGGGCTACCGCAAGAATGTTAATGTAGAAAACTGGCGTGACCCACGTAATCAGACTAAGTCTTTGACTGGTTCATTACGTTTGGACTTCAACCCCCTAGTTCCATTAACTGCTGGTCAGTTAAGTGCGACTGAAACATTCGTTCACAACATCACTGTTGGTGCATAAATCAGTAGGGAGAGTTTATTCTCCCTCTTTTTATATTAGGAGTTACAATGGTAAAGTTAAGGTATAAAGCAGCCCAACATACACTACTGAAAGGTAGTCAGTACATATTTACAAATGATGAAATTGATGTGACCAAGGAAGAGGCTGATTATCGGCAGCGTATCCAACCCGGAATGTGGGAAGTCGTATCTTCACCAAAAACCAAAGAAGCTGTTAAGAAGTCAGCTATTGGTAAAGAGGTAACTAAACAAAATGGCCCTAGTAACTCTAAATGAATATAAAGGATACTATGGTATAACCAACGTAACTCAAGACTTAGAAATAATGTCTAACTTGGTTAGGTCTGAGGCTCTAGCCTCGGCATTCTGTGGATATGATCTACAAGAGACTTCTATAGTGGATGAACCTTATAATGGAGGCTCTAGTAGTATTATACTAAAAAGTATGCCTATCACTAGTGTTTCTAGTGTTAAAGAGAACAATACTACTATTCAGGATTACACAGTAATACCCGATGAAGGTCTTATAGTAAAAGGAACTAACTTACTAAATACTATTAGTCACTCTCTCCCTATATTTAGACCAGGACTTAATAATATCCTTATCTCTTATACTAGCGGATATACTGAGGCAACCTCTCCTTCAGATTTGAAGCTAGCTATCCTAAAAATTGTTAAGCACCTATTCTCTGATAGAAAAGCAAGTTCTACTAGCAATAAACAGGTTCTACATGGTGAAGAAAGAGCGGGTAAGAACTCGTCTTCTATTGTAGAGTTAGGGTTTCTACCAATGGATGTTAGGGATATACTTATGAGTTATAGGCTGATGTAAATGGTTATTATTGACTTTAAAGCAGATGGACTAGACGTTTTAAGTGAATTAGCTAAAGATCTGAAGAAGCTAAAGGCTAATATGAGCTCTAGTATAAATAGTAAGATAGCTAGAATTCCAGGTTCGTCTTACAAGAAAGTTGCCTTTAGTTCCACCGTCAGAAATCTCCCTAGTGCCATGGAAGGTACCGAGGAGGCTATGCAGGACACTGATATAGTTAAAGATGTCGTGGTCAGTAAAGGATCTTCTAGTTATATAAGGTCATACCAAGGTGGAAAGTCTGACACAGTAGCTAGTATAAAGAAAAGCTTTGCTCAACAAAATAACGGCATTGCTCTAGTCTTCCCTAGTATAAGTCCTGACTTAGGGGCGGTATTCAAGCCTAGGTCTTCCGACTTAGAAATAAAACGAGATAGGCGTGGATTAAATAGGTGGAGCATAAGCCTTACAGAATCAGCTATAAAACGTATATCTAAGAGTCTAGAAGCTAACATACATAAAGTAGTTACAGATGAGATTAACAGAACATTATTAGGAAGCGCTCCTGTATCTGGGATAGAGATAGATATATCAGCTAAACTAGGTGTTCAAGCAGAGCGAATCCATATTATACCAACAAGTCATGTTGGTGCAGATATAACATCATTAGTCCAAGAAGAAGTCCGTAGTAGAATGGCTACATCAGGCAGAGCTAATGTTAAACTAAATAATAGAACAGGAAGTTTTATATCTAGTATAAAAGATGTTATTGTTAGTAAGAAAGACGTTATTTCTTATTCTTTTGATAAGAGAAGATATGGTATTCACGAAAAGACTGATGCTTCTGGTAACCCACTAACTACGACAATACGCGCAAGAAATGCTCCTTATCTTAGGTTTAAGAATCTAAAGAACGGACGTTGGTACAGAGTCAGATCTGTAAGTGTGAGAGCAAGACCTGTTATTAAGAAGTCAATTAGAGCCGTAGCTTACAAAAAGTTCAGACAAAGATTTAAAATGGTGGTTAGGTAATGGTTAATGTACGCACAGATATAGGAACACTATTAGTTTCTACTTTTAGTAATATAACCTTAGCTGCAGGATATAGCCAAGACGTTAAGGACGTAAGTCTTAGACTGAGATTTTTGGATGAAATTGACGTATTCCCAGCTATTTATATTACTGCTGGAAATGAAAGTAGAACGTACCACCCAGGATATACACAGGATAGGGTTATCTCCTTTTTAGTTAGGGTGTATGTTAATGAAGAAAATGCACATATATCTCTTAACTCACTAATAGATGATATTGAATTAGCTTTAAATACTGAATTTAAAGCTACGAGATTGAACAATCTAGTTACTAATATTGTAGTATCTGCTATAACAACCGACGAAGGAATACTCGATCCGGAAGGTGTAGCTGAAATTGAACTATTAGCAACTGTAAACCAAACCTTTTAAGGAGGCCTTAAATGCCTAAAATTGCCCTAGGGCGCGAGCTTAGTGTCTGCGTTGTTCCAGAAACAACTGTAGGAACAATAGCTGTACCTACAAGTGCCCACTCAGTACTAGTTTCTGATGGTGGTACATTTAACCAAGCCGGTAACTTTATAGATGATATTCAGAAAAGACCGTCAAGAGCCCGATTCGGAAGAATCAGAGGTAAGTATGCCCCAGGTGACTGGGCTTTCTCTACCTATATTAAACCACAAGCCCCTTTAGCGAACGTTGCCTATAACGAACATTTATATGACGGTCTTCTAGGAACCAGAACATTTGCTAATGTTCCTAACGGGTTACTAATTATCGGTACTACTACTGGTCAGTTTACTGCGACAGAAGCAGTTACAGGTAGTATTGCTGGTGCCGGAACTGTAGGCGCTCATAATGGGGGAGCGCTAACCCTATCAGCAGTAGCTACAGCCTTCGTAGCCGGAGAAGTTATTACTGGCGGAACCTCAGGATCGACTGCAGTAGTAGTTGATGTTAAGAGTACAGGTGTAGCCTTTACTCCAGCATACAAACCTGCCAGTTATTCTATTTGGGCTAAAAAAGGACACTCAGTTCAAGTTCAAGTTGGTGCTACAGTAAACCAAGGTGTTTTCACAGTAAATGGTGTAGACGCAGGTTCTTGTGCATGGACTGGTCAGTTCATTAAGCAAATCTGGACGGGTACTAGTGTCCTTACAGCTAATGTAGCTGCCGCAGCAACTACCGCAACGGTTACTGATGGTAACTTATATAATGTAGATTCCAGAGTAGTTATTACTAATAGTATTACTGGTGCAGTTGTAGATGACAACGCCGGACTAGGATACTTAGTTTCAGCCGTTAACGCTACAACTAACGTACTTACCATTAGCACTGCAGGTGGTTTCGTTATTGGTGGTGCTTTAGCTACCGATTCTATCTCACCTTGGTTCCCTGCTGTTGTGGATGCCGGTACTATTGTACATGGCCGTATTGGGTCTGTTAGCATGGCTGGGTCTACTATTGCTGTTACTGACGCTAGTGTTACTATTGCCAATAACATCCAGTATATCATTGATGAAAAAGATGGAGCAGATTATCCTAGTTCATACGAAGTTCCTGGAACTCGTGACGTATCCTCGTCCGTAGGTCTTTACTTCCGTGAAGCTGATCTATCGTACTTCAATCAAGGTGTTAATGCTAATAGCGTACCAACTATTATCCCACTAGGAACTCTAGCTAATCAAAGAGCTACTATATACCTACCAAACAGCGTTTTAGACATCCCGTCCCTAGATGCTGGTACAATGGTTAAACTAACAACTACATTAAGAGGTGAGGCTCATACGCCTGAAGTTTCTGATGATATTGTTATTGTGTTTGATTAACATATAAAAGTAGAGTGATTATACTCTTATATTTCAAGTCGAGGTGAACAAAATTGTTAAATATTAGTGATATTGCTGTTTCAAAAGCAGAAGTAACAGTCCCCTTTTTAGGGATTAAAGATGTAAAGATTACCCTTTCTAAGATCAGTAATGAAGAACTTATGGATATTAGAGAGCAGTGTATTATCGGTCAAAAGATCAACCCGAAAACTAAAGTACTAGAAGAGCAGTTAGATAATGAGAAGTTTCTTAGACTATACGCAGACTTAGTAATTCAAGGATGGGATGGGCTAAAAGGTAAACACCTTAGTAAGCTTCTCCTAGTAAACCTACCAGACGATATGGCTGACGAAGCTGTCCCTGCTACCTCAGAAAATAAGTTTGAACTTATGAGTAGAAGCACTGAGGTAGACACCTTTATTACTCAAGTTCTAGATGATGTAAGTATCTTTAACCGACAGCTTACGGAACAAAATGAAGCAAAATAATAAGCTTCCTCCGCACTATTGTTGAAGATCATAAAGGCCAGAAGTCCTTATCTTATGATGAGTACATGCGAATTTGCTATGACCTAAATGAAGAACCTAACCCGACTGACACCCCAATACGAATAACCGACTTAGACAGAATAAGCCAACTAGCTTGGAAATTCTATATTATATGTAGTAATCAAGTCATAGTTAGCTCTGTTGGGGTAGTCGGGCTTTGTTTTGCCAACATTAAAGCTGTCTTTGACATATATGATATAAAGAAAGAGGACAGAGTTCCTATATTTGAGTATATTACCTTTATATATGATTTTATAGAAGAACTAAAAGCCGCACCCGCAGAGGAAGCCAATGTCGAGTAGAGATATTAACATTAGAGCAGTAGTAACTGCTGTTTCTGAAAAAGCAGCAGCAGTAGTTACTAAGTCTATGACTACTATAAGAAAACAAGTAGACATGGTAGACCAGAAACTAACCACTCACAACAAGATGGTTAGGCGTATGGCTAACTCAAACAAAAAAGCATTTAACCTAGCGGCTCTTAGTACGGGACCGCTTATTCGTGCGTATGCAGAAGTTGCAGCATCTATGTGGGCCATTGAGAGAACATGGTCAGCTATTGAGATGGGCGCTAAGTTTGAAGAAACTGCAAACTCCTTTGAAGTTCTAGCAAAGACCTTTGGGTTTAGTTCTAGGGTAATTATTAGTAATCTGCGAGCTATCTCTGGCGAGACAGTATCAACCTCAATCCTTATGAAGAATGCCTCTTTGGCGCTATCCTCTGGTATTGACCCTAAGCAGTTAGAGGGACTCACGAAAGTAGCTAGACAAGCAGCTAGAGCAATGGGTAGAACCATGCCTGATGCTTATGATCGTATTATTAAGGCTGTTACTAAGTTAGAACCAGAATTACTTGATGAAATAGGTATTACTACAAGATTACAGAATATCTTAGGAGACTATGCTAAGACTGTAGGTAAAACAGTAGACAAGATTACTTCTTTAGAGAAAACTCAGATATTTACTAATGCCGTGTTAGCGGAAGGTACTAAGAAGTTTGGATCCCTTGATCTAGCAACGGCTTCTTACGCTGAAAGAATGAGTAAGTTAAAATCTGATTTGGTAAACTTTGCAACAGTAGCTTCTGGGATGTTGGCTCATGTCTTTGTCCCCTTAGCTGAGACTATCCAAGCTTCTAGTACTGTTATCAGCGCTGGTATAGCCCTGTGGGCTGCGTATAGACTACGTATTGTAGCAGCATCTAAGGCTACTGTAGTCGCTACGTCTATTGAAAGAGCACAGACTGTAGCTAAGGAAGCCCATACAGCCGCTATTATCACACTAGAAAAAGCCCTTGCTGCAGAGGAAGCGATTACTAAGTTAGACTCAGCAGCAACCAAAGAAAAGGCAGCTAGTGATGTTATAGCAGCTAGGGCTTCACTTGGGCGGGCTGCCGCAACCCAGGCCTCCACCAAAGCGTCAGTTATTGCTATCTCTACGAATAAAGCTCTAGCCAAGTCTCTTGCTCTTATCGGAAAGGCCGTTCCTTATATTGGGTGGGCTGTTACCGCTTACTTACTATTTGGGGATGCTGTGGCTTCGGCAGCAGAGTCTATGGGTCTTATAGATAAGGCTACTATCTCAACAGAAGAAAAACTTAATAAGCTTACCGTGGCCCAAAAGACTTTGATGAAACATTCAAATTCTTTGGGAGTATCTCAAGACCAACTTATTAACTCGTTATTTGACGGGCAAACTAAACTTAAAGACTACGGTGATGGGTTTCATACATTTACAGCAAAAGTAAAAGATGCTAATGGTGTCATTAGGGAACACACGGTATTACTGGATACTAATGGTAAAGCTGTTGTACGATCTATTAGATTACAAAAAGCCATGAGCGAGGCAATAGATGCCAATCAGAAAATTATAGCTGATAGTAATACTGTATGGTCTAGGTGGTCTGCTTTTATTACTGGTAATACTGATATAGTTGAGGCCAATAGAAAAAGGGCACAATCTAGAATAGCTGATATTCTTACTTATAATGACAAAGAGACTAAGTCTTTAAAAGACCTTTCTATTGCTAATACCAAATTATCTGAATCGTACAATAACGTAGATTTTGCACTTAAACAACTAGGTGTAACTAAAGGGTCACTCCTAGCTAAGACCTCATCTGAAAAGATGAACATAATCAAAGAATTACTAGATCAGGCAAAGAGTGTGAATGAGGCTCAGATACTAGCATCCGCTGGTAGTGATGCTGAAATAAAGAAAGCCCTGAATAGGGCAAAAGAATTAAAAAGCTTAGTTCCTGGTCTTACAGCAGAATTACACAAATTACAAGAAGCTGCAGCGAGAAAGAACAAAGCACCTAAGAGTTCAATTAACGCAGACGAAGCAGGTGCTAAAAGAGCCTTAGATACATTAACTGGTACCAAAGCAGAACAGACCCAAGTTATAGCGGACTCTAAAGCCTTTCATTCTAATTTGCTGGATGCTCAAGATATGTACTTTGCTGAACAGCAAGCTAGAGCTGTTAGAGACTTGACTAAGAATGCTATAACAGAAGAGCAGTATAATGCCCGTATCCTAGCAATAGATCTATCTAGTAATAAAGCTAGGCTATCAGAGAATGCCGATTTTGCCAAAAGAAATGCTAATTTGCAAAAGAAACAACTTAGCGCTTTAGCTAGTAATGACGATAATGCCATAAACGATAGAGTACAAGCTCTTAAAGATTCTAATGATATTGTTCTTGCTAGTAAAAAGCTTTCGCTAGATGAGCAGTTAGCTTTAGTAAAAGACATGAACGCTAAGATTAAAACAATGACAGACAAGGAAACTCTTAAGTCTGGTTCTATGTTTGATATTCTGGCTATGAAGTTTAAGAATGCAGCCGAAAGCGCAAAGTCTTCTAGTGAACTACTTGCTAACTCTTTTATTAGTATGGGCGATATAATTAGTACTACCTTAAAAGATAAAGTAATGGTAGCTTTAGGGCTAAGTACTGACGATGTTAAAGCTAAATTTGCTGAACAATTAGCTGCTGCACAAGCCTCGTATAAAGGTATGTTAGCAGCAGCTAATCAAGCCTTTTCAGGGGATGTTGGAAAAGCCGATCTAAAATCAAAAAGGTCTTTGCAGGACTTAGAGACTAGTAGAGTTCGTAAAATATCGGACCTTACAGCTGGTAGGAATAATGGAAGCCTAACAGACCAGCAGTTTGGTAAGGGAAAGGATGCCTTAAGTCTGTCAGTTAGTAGAAAAACAGAAGATATAGGTACTACTAACGCTCGTGGTAAAGAAGATGCTAAGTCTAAAAAAGCTAAGTCTTTATTAGAAGCCCAGAAAAAACTTAATGAAGATATGCTAGCTGCTAATGCCCAGTTTGCTTCAGATAATCAGACTATCTGGAGTGACATGTATGGGGCTATTAAGGATAACGCTATATCTACTGCGATAGAAATAGCTATGAATGAGTTTAAAGCTATGGACTTCAGCATAAAGAGTAAAGAGGAAGGGGAGAATCTTAAACAGGACTTAGAAAGTAAAGGGGCTACTGCATCTCTAGGAACTAAAGTAGCCAAGATGCTTGCTGGGGTAGGCATAGATCTTCCTGAAATTCTATCCTCTTTCTCGGCAATGTTAGGACCTTTTGGCCCACCTTTAGCTGCGGTTGCTATGGGCGCAGTAGGGGCACTAGCTTCTAGTGTTGTCGCAAAAGCTATACCTATGAAGTCTATATCTGGAGGTAGTTTGTCTGCACCTAAGTTCCACACAGGTGGGACTATGGGTGGCGCTTCCGAAGAAATACCTTTTATAGGACTAAAAGGCGAAGGTGTCCTTAATAGACATAATGGTATGAAAGCTGTTGGTGGTTCTAAAGGTCTTGATCATATAAACAGCACGGGTACCATGCCTACATCTGGGGGTGTTACCAATGTTACTATTGAGGTTAAAGCTAATACTGGTGAAACTACTGGTAGCTTAACTATAAATAACTTTGAAAGCTTCCTTAGAAACCAAGGAGGCAAGCAAATGCGTAAAGTCTCTAGAGATGGTACTATCTTGATGAGCACGAGAGGAATAGCATGACAGTAATCTTATGTGATATTACAGCTACTAGAAAAGAGGTCTTAGCCAAGGCCCCTACTGGTAATACATTAGTTTTATCACTAGCAGATGTGTCTAGTATAAAAATAGGGTCTATCTTGACGTTTAATACGGGGACAGCATATGTTGTCTCCGTAGACCCTAATTCAACATCGGTTTCCTACTATGTACCTCAAGGTGTAGTATTCTCCCCTAGTACTGGGGATACTATTCTTATTGAGTCTGTGTTTAGATTCGCTTCAGAAGATATAACTATGCAGTCTTCTGGTACTGATATTGTGTATGAAGGACGATTAAGTGTTCCTAATATAAATGAGTCGTTCGGTTCATTTATGACAAGGAATCAGGTAGTAGCGAATGCAACTATTGACCTAGTAAACACAGACCAACTACTATCTTCTATATTTCACAACTATGACTTAGAAAAGTCTGCAAAAGTTCAACTTCTATTTGGTGAGACTAACAATATGCAGGACTATACTGTATTCTTCTCAGGAATAGGAACTCCTGCTAGCGGATTTGCTTTTAATGACACAACCTTTACATTTTCTGCTAAAGATAATCGTGAAACTTTACTTAGTACGCCTATACCAGCTAATCAGTACAACTCGTCTAGCTTTCCTGAGTTTGCTGTATTTAATGTAGGATCCCCTGTAGTTAGCGTAACTGTAAGTACTATTCCTGCTGGATGGGCTGCAGGCAGTGTTGTTAAGAATAGCAAAGGAGCTTCTGCTGTTATATCTTATATAGACTCAGGTACTAATACCCTTTTCTTGTATAAGTACAATGGGGTCTTTACGAGTACATCAGGGCTTGGTGACATTTTCTCTGACCAAGGAGGAAGTACAGTTATTGTAGCAATGACGTCTCCTCTAGGGACGGGTGTAGTTCTTAAAGGGGACTCCGGTAGGTTTTTAAGTAATATCGAGGATGTAACTCCAGTTACTAATAGCCTTGGTGGTGGAACCACTATGGCCTACTACACTAATAATACTACTTGGGGTTTTTTCCATTCCCAAATACCGCTTCCTAGTACTGTAGTAAAGACTTTTATATCCACAAAAACTGGGTACTTAGAGAAGTTAGACGTAGTAGTAGGAACTTCTACATTTATTAAAAGCGTGAAAGTAGTAATAAGTTCTCCTAGTTTTAATGTAGTGGTTCCCAATTCTAATTCGTTATTACAGTCAGGAGCTGTAGTTTTAGACCTTGCATCCCTAAATTTAAGAGTTAATAGTGGTGAAACTATTACTATATCTATTAGTTCTATTACTACATCTAATAACTCTGGTGTTCAGTTAATATCTAATACATTTAGTCATACTATTAATTCAATTGTAGCTACAACTATAGGACATTATAACACTTCGGGTTCCATTACCAACCTTATACCCTTTAACTTTACAGGGACTACAATAACTGGGCCGGGTAATCTATTCTTCAGCAGAAGTAGTACCTTAACTAAGGTTTTTGTTTCTGTATCATCAGATAGTGGCTTATCCTTCTCACCTATAGGAGCAGCAGGTGCTGACGTTAATAGTGGAGTTTTAGTTCCAGAGACAGTAGGAGGAGCTCCTACTAATATGCTAAAAGTTGTTGTTCAATTTACTAGTGACCCAACTTTTAGGTCGCCTTCTGAATTATATGGTTTAGAGGTTCAGTATCCAACCAATGTAGTAGTGGGAACTACTTTAGACTCTAACGCAGTATCTAAGCCTATCCCAGTAGTTTACGGGGACTTCCGTGATACAAAGATCCCAGTTACTAAGTTATCTACAGTTTCAGATAAAACTCTAGGAGCTCAGTACAATTTTACTAGTCCTGTAGTAGCTACTACTAATTCTCTAGACTATGCCTTCACAACTTCTCCTATTACTAGTTTTCAAGTAGGAGATACCTTAGAGTATACTGCTATTGGTCATAGTGCTGATTCTATTTTCTCTAAGATTACTCAGGTTATCGAGAATGTCAATAATCTAGGGACTGGAACTGTTTACTTCGAGGACTTCGGTATTGTCCCTATAGGGTCATCAGTTATTATATCTAGGGAAACAAATACTTACAAAATAGCAGACCACCCTATAACTAGCTTAGACGCTGTCTTCTATAAGCCTAAGAGTTCAAAGAAGACTATAGCTATACCTACTACTAGTGTAGTAACTCCGGACTTGGCTAATGGCGAATTTTCTATAGTAGGGGTAAACTCTGTAGACCCTGTATTCGTTTCGATATTAGGTAAGCCTAAACTATTTATTACTGGCACTGCCGGTGCTGGAAGCTACACATCTACTATAGTAGACCCTACAGCGACCTTTATAACGGACAATGTACCTGTAGGAACTAGAGTAACACATAAAGGGCTTAACGTTACTGTAAATGTAGTATCAGTAGACTCGGAGACTCAGCTTACTACAGAGGTTCTACCTATTATTCCTGCAGCTCCCCCTCCACCGGGAATGTTAACTATACAGGTAGTCCCACCGCCTTCGTCATGGTTAGGGTTTGATTATTCACTTGCCATAATTCTAGAAAATCCTATAGATATATTAAATGATATGGGTTCTGAGTATGGACTTGGAATATCTGTTAATGTAAAAGGAGGTATTAGGAAAGAACTAGAGACTATAAAGTTTCGTAATTACATAGATAAACCCAGCACCTTTGGGGATGTTCTTAGCAGTATAGAACTATCCTCTAATACGCATATAAGTATTACATCTAATAACGTACTTACTATGATGAGGTTTACTGACTCTATTGTTCCTGAAATTACGTACTTTGATCACAATGTTGTTCCTAATTCGTTAGATGAAGTGTACGACCCAGATGGCGTCGCTGTTACTTCTGTAACTTTTCAGTATGACTTTAATGCTGAAACCAAGAAATTCGGTAAAGACTACTTTTCAGGAAGTCCAGGGACTAGTACGACAATGGTCCTACCTTGGCTTTATAGAGACACTGATGCTAAAGCTATATCAGATCAGGTATTTAAAGTTCTAGCTAAATTACCTGAGATTGTACATGTAACTATAGCTGATGATAATATTCTGTCAATAAAGTTAGGTGATATTATTGAGGTATCATACCTAGGTTTAAAGCATACTATTTTTGTGTACGATATAATAAGAATACCCTCCGATAACCAAGTCGAATTATATGGGTGGGTTCTGTCAAACGCGTATAATATAGATTTCCCTATACCGGACCTAGCCGAGTTTCCTACTCCTCTTATGGAGTCAGTCGGCTGGAATGAGAACACGTATACGTTTGAGCCTCAGTCCCTCATTGATAAAAGAGGAGACGACACTTTAGGTAATCCTTCTATAGAAAGGGTAGCCTCATTTATTGGGCTAGGTACTGGGGTAACTACTAGTATATCTGGTAGTAATGCAGGAAACCCTATATTTGTCGTAAATAGTACTACTCCTACAGTAAATAACCCTGGAATATCCTTAGGAACTAAGCTTCTAAGTCCAGGTACTTACAACGTATCTTTGAATACTGATATAGTAGGTCCTGGTTTTAAAGTAGCAGTCTATCTTACACCGGATATTCCTAGTTTAACTGGGGAAACAGCTATTGACATAACTAAGTCATCATCTACGTTGATTCCCTTTAGTACTGTTGGCTGGGTATCAGGGGGAACTTTAGGACAAGTAATTAATGTTACTACCCCTAGCTATCTGGTTATATCTATGTACGACTCTAATGGAAGCGCATTTTCTGTTAGTAATATACAGTTTACCCCTGTATCTGACATAAATAGAGCATATGATAGGTATAATTGGTGGAATCCTACGTGGCCCTTCTTAATGAAGCAGTATGTTCTAGATAGATATACACCCCCTACCCCTATATGTGGGTACTTAGAATCGGCTGCTGCTGGTAGAGAATACATAAACACGTACAAATCATAGGAATACTAAATGAATAAGTTAAGAATATTAAATGATAATACTGTGTTATCTACTAATGCCAGTATAACCAGCTCTATATATAAGCATCAGCGTATTGAGCACGGGGCTGTTACGGGTACCTTTTTAGTGGGGGAGACCGTTACTGGGTCTGTATCAGGAGCAAAAGGTGGAACTATAACAGGAGTAGGTCAAGGTTATATAGACTTACTCCTTCTAGGGGATTCTGAGATTGTTAACTTTTACCTCCCCAATGCTTCGTCGGCTATAACAGAAGTCTTAACAACTGTAGGCGGAAGTGCGACCACTATTCTAGGATACAGGATACCAGTTAGTCATCCTGATTTCCCTCCAACTAATGCCACAAATCCTAATAGGAATCTCGTTGTCCCCGCGAAAGGTTATTTTCAGCTGGATGAACGTAACTTTAATTACTTAAGTACTACAGTCGTATATACAAACCCTGTAGATATGTCTACTATAGCAATACTAAACCATAACTTTTCGGATACAGCAATACTAAATATATCGTATGTTGATTCTTTAGGAGTCCTTAAAAATCTGCCCCCTATAGTAAACCCTAATCAGGGAAGATTTTCTAGTGGCACTAAGTACTTTAGAGATAATCAAAGTTCCAGTTTAACTGCGTCTGATAGAAAGAGTGCTTATAAAAATAATAATATTTTTATTATGTACCTACCTAGTAGTACGTCTATATCACAAATTCAAGTCTCTGTAGAAGACAGTTTATCAGTTGATCCCTTCACTACTATTGGTAATATCTATGTAGGAACATTCTATGAGCTAGAGACAAACATGGCTAATTCTTGGCAAATATCAGCTGTGGATACCTCTAGCACTGTTTATGCAGTATCTCCCTACTCTGTAGTTAGGCAGCACTATCATATGCTCTCTTTTAATTTTAACTTGGTTACTAGTAATGAACGAGCGTACTGGCATGACTTATTTACTAGAAATGGTACTCATACCGACTTTATAATTGACTTGTTTAGTGGAAGTACAGATGTTAATGATGGACTCTTTAGCTTCTATGGTAGATTTGCTAACCAACAGTTAGGATTTGTCAATGACTTTAGTAATAGATACAGCCTTCAGCTACAGTTTAGAGAGTCTATATAAGTTTCCGCCTCGACAACGGAAAAAGCCCCCACTCTACATTAGTAGGTGGGGGCTTTTATTGGTTTATAAGATGTCACAGCCACCAGCAGTACAGGCTAGTTCCTGTATACCAGTTGTATTATCTGACTTTTCGTACTCAATAAGTTTAGACCAGTCTATCTTAGGAAATTCCTTTGATAGTCTTTGGTAATCGTCTTTACTAATCTCTTGATAAGGAGCTTGTGCGTATGTATGGTCACTATGAGGTAGGAAGCTTACGCCACTTACTTCGTCAAAGTGTCTATACACCCAGGCTCCAACATCAAACCATTCGTCTTCTTTCACATAAACAGTTACACTGGGCTTATGCTCACACCAATGTCTCTGGTATAGAAGCCAGTGATCTAGCTGTTCAATAGCATTTCTGTCGTTTCGCATAACAGCTGATTCTGGTGCTTTCATTGGGAAACTAAAGATAACCGTAGAGTCGGGTTTCATAGCACAAGGCTCGTTTGGTACGCCTTGGTCTTTAAGAAATTCAGTTATTGGGTCTTTAATATCTTGCCTAACAGTTCTAATATAGTAGTCACTATATCTAGCATGAATACCTGAAGCCGAATCTACTAGTTGAGACACAGTACCACTAGGCTTAACACAGGTAATGGCAGCACTTTGGTTTACACCTAGTTTAAGTGCCCATTCCTTGTTAGTCTTAATAGCAACCTCAGTTAGATCAGCTAGCAACTGCTTAAGTTCGGGGGTATCAGAGTTAAGTAAGGGGTTATCCATGATTCCAGTTAGCGACACGCCTAGTAAAGCTTCACCTTCTGTATTCTGTTTCCATGTAGGATTCAGGTAGTGAAAGCTAGTCATTGTGCTTTGAAGAGTCCCTAATATAGTGGCTAGTTCAACTTTTCTAGATAAGTCGGCTGCTGTGTCTTTTTCTCTAGCTACGACTTCAGAAAGGTTGCAAAACTCGGATGGGAGTAGGTTTATTTCACTGCAAGGATTACATAAGTAGTCCTCCGAACTCTCACGTCTACCACTACGAGTAGCCGCCAAGTTTGCCGCTTGTCTATTGAAGATTCCCCTTTCACCACTTTTACTGTTGTAGAGGTTCTGCCATTCCTGCATAAAACTAGGCATATCGGGTTTCTCAGTATAAGCCACGCTGTTATTGGCTAGGGCTAACTCTGGAGCATCTTCCCACCAAGCCCCACTCTTACATCGTGCCATTCTCTGGTCAGATAAGTTACTTAGACTAATCAAAGCTGCTCGTCTAACCCCTCCGACTACTACAATTTCGGCAATTTTACACATAAGCTTGTGTACTTCAATAGACTGTAACTTACGTCCTTCCGCCGATTTAAACAAAGTCTTAACATACTTAAACAAGTCTACTAAAGGACCTGGACCACTAGCTCTACCTCCGAATACCTTTAGCTTAACTCCAGCAGCCCTTACTTTAGATACGTCCCACTCAACATCCCAGTTACAGTTGTAACACTCAATAATAAGGATGCGTAAGGCTGAAGCCCATCCTTCCTTACTATCAGCTACGTAAATAACATTATTATATAGAACCGATAGTTCTGCTGGGTCTGTTCCCCAATATTCAGAGACTTCGTAATATCTTCGTAAACTTGTATTATCCAGTTTGTTTATCGCTTCTATAATAGTAGGGTCTGTAGTAGCTTTCCTAATAGACTCTACGCTAGGGTCCTCTTTCTTAATAGACGGCAAATCGGTTATATACTGTCTTTCACAGCTAAACCCTAGACCAGTTCCATTCATTAAAACAAACAGTGCTTCGTCGAACACCCGAACATCGTTTGCTGCAACAGCAGAGCAGTTAAATCCTGCCACATTACTTCTAGCAAGAGCCTCCCCAGCTACCATTAAACAACGCATACTAGGCATAACTTCCAGGTTTACTATAGCAGTAAAGAGCTCGTGTCTTTCCTCTGGACTAAGGTCTTCGTTAAAGTAGTCTAAATATCTGTTTACTGTTTCAGGCCAATCCTCACGTTTACCACTTGAGGCATCCCACTTAGAATATCTTGACTTATGTATAAAAGTTTGATAGTCATTTAGCTTCATGTATCTGTACTCCCGAATCCATCTTCACCTCTTGAGGTATCTTTACTCACTTCTAGTGTTCCCACATAATCTACTTGTATAACTTCTGCTAGCTTAATCTGTGCTATCTTGTCTCCAACACTTACGTGCTGGTGGATATCGGTATTGAAATTGAATAAAATAACCTTTAGTTCACCTGTATAACCACTGTCTATAGTCCCAGGAGCATTACCTACAACAAGACCTCTGTTAATAGAGTTACCGCTTCTGCTCCTAACCTGAATTTCATATCCGTCTGGAATATCTAGTTTAAGGCCGGTACGTACAGCTACCCTTCCCATAGGAGGAATAAGGATGTTTTCAATACTAGCAACGTCCGCACAGGCATCCCCTTGATGTCCGAACCTAGGAAGGACTGCTAATTGATCTACTCTTTCTACTTTAACTTCCACTTATTGTCTCCACTATATAGTCTTTTTGTTTATCTGTTAACACTTCTGAATGTAACTCAATTAACTTAATATTCCTTTCATAAATATCAGGATTATCTAGGATGAACTGATCTATTTTACCAATCTTAGGCTTTTTCTTGATTTGCTCACATATACTGCTATAGGACTCACCCATTCTAGCATATACTAAACTGCGGCTAGTTGGCTTCTTAGGCTCTCCTACTAGGTAGTATCCAGGAATCCCATCGATTTTGTCGCCTGATAGAATTAGTGCCCGAAGGAACGTGGGGGGATCACAGTCTAATTCTCTTTTTAGGTATTCGAGATCGAAGGTCTTACTTTGTGTTGTCGAAAATTGAGAAACTCGTTCTGAGAGCAAACTCATGAAATCCTTATCTGCTGAGAGAATCCACGTATGTTCGTAATTATCTGAGTAGTTATTTACCATATAGCCAATAAGGTCATCCGCTTCTACACCATACTGTTGTAGGACTTTAATTCCCTGACTAGGAAGGGTTTCAATAGCGAGTTTCTGACAGTTATAGTAATGGTCTATACTTTCTTGTTCTTCAGGAGTTCTTTCTTTTTTCTTATCTGCACGGTTACTCTTGTATTCAGCATATTCACTCATGCGGTAAGAACTTTTCCCATAATCACAGCAGGCCACAATGTCTTTAGCACCGTAAGAGCCTGCAAAGCTATAAATCATACTAGCAAGACCCTCAACCATACTATCTGGGTTTTTATAATACCTAAAGGCAATACTAGAAATATCTACTAGCAATAGGTTGGTCTTTTTCTTACTAAAATTGCTCAAAGAAGCTCCTCCGTTAGTAAATCGTAAAATTCCGTAAGTAGCATAAACTTAAATAGAACTCCATCATGCTTAATATATACTGCATTCGTGCTATCAGTCCTGGCGCATTGTACCAGTGCTAGGTCGACTTTTCTATCCTCTTTGAAGATTAATGCTGCTTTATAGCCCTGTGGTTGTAACTTCATTTGCTCCACAAGTTTAGTAAGCCAGCCTGCTAAGAGAGATCCTTTTAGTTTTCTAGGATAAGGGTAGAAAGGCACTTCTTTATACCTTTTTAATTCTAGAAGGTAAGGGAAGTTAAAAGACTCATCGGTACAAACTACATCCCCTTGTAACATTGCTGACTCATTTCTTGTTCCAAAAGCTCCCGATCCTGGAGTTCTAGCAAACTTAACCCCTAATAGCTTAGTAAGAGCATTTGCTATATTTCTCTCGTACGCCGCTCCTTTCTTTCTAGAATCTATCATTGTACTATCTCCGTGAGTCCATTTTTCTTTATAATATCTATTGAGGGCAACCTATTGTCTTGGTAGCTGTGGCTAATACTAAGGATTTTATAAGGAAGTTTCTCTAAAATCTCATATACTGATGTTCTACCCACACTGTCTAGGCTACTAAGAATTTCGTCTAATACAAGGAAGTCTATTTCTGCTCCCGATAGTGACTCTAGTGTGTCTCTCAAAGCAAGCAGAACTGATATGTTCATCCTTGATCTCTCACCTGTACTCAGCCGTTTAATAGAATAAGCTGTTCCTCCTTTCATAATAGTGAAGGATAACTTTCCTTTAGCTGTTCCTATTGTAAGAGCTACATCCCCTTGGAATAGCGCATCTACATATTCATTTACTGAGTTCTGTAAATACAAAAGTAATGATTCTAGCTTGAATGTTACTAACAGTTTAGATGCATCATATAAAGCTTTCATATGAGAGGCTTTATAGACACATACCGAGTAGTCCTTCTCAGCTTCTTCAAGTCTTTTCTCAGCTTCAAGCTTTTGCTCTGTAAGTACGGCCACTCTGGCGTTATGTCTTGCCCTCTTAGCAGCGATATCTTGTGATTCTTTAATACTAGCCTTCTCTTTAAATATAAGATCAGATAAGGTAGTGCTGAGAGCAAGTTTATCTGATAGAAGGAGGGGGCTTTTGACCTTAGATAGGTCTAATAGCTCGCTTAATCTGCTGATTTCTAAGAGGTCTAAATTTCTAGCGGCTACCAATTCTTTCTTTCTTGTAAGGAGAGCTTCTGCTTCAAGAAGACTATTCTTTCTATCTATAAGAGTTTGTAGATTGTCACGACAGTCCTTAGCTTTTTCTACATTATGTTCTGTAGGAACAGGCTGTCCACAGGTTCTGCAGTTCTCTGGACTAGACTCATATCTAGATAAGAGCTTATTATACTGAGATATTGATTGGTTTATAGTTGCTAGTTTAGAAACAACATCTGCAAGTTCCTCTTTAGTAAATTCCGGAGTATCTCCAGCAGTGGAAACTTTAGACTTTAATATATCAAGGTTAAGGGATAAGCTTGTGTGGTATGCGTATTCCTTATTTGTCTTATCTAGGTTAGCTATTTCAGTAGTTAGTTTATCTTTTTCTAGTATTAGTCTATTTAATTCGTCTGAACTTCTGACTATATTTTCAGGGACTATATCATCAATTTTAACGTTCGCGGCATCCTTAATTATCTCCAGCTTTGTACTAGCCACTTTTAGGTCTAAGGTAGTTGCTCTTACTAAGTCTTTAAAGAGTAAAACTTGATCGTCATATCTATCTAAGGAGAACAGGTTTACTAATACTTTCTTTCTTTCAGCATCGGTTGCAGATAATAAGTCAAGAAACTTATCTGTACTTTGGTAGGTAAGCTGTGTAAATAAAGTAAAGTCTAACCCAATAATACTCTGTATTAACTTTTGTGTTCCTGGGATAGTATGACAACTTATATCTTTACTATTCTTTTTTAGTAGTAAAGCTCCCTTACCTGACGAAGTCCTACTAGCCGATATTATATAGGTATCTCCTTTCTCTAGAAACGATAAGTGTATTTCGTAGGATCCGTCTCCTAGAGTATTAGCAATGTCTGCTTTTAATGTATCTTTAGAATCCTTGCCAAATAATACTTGTTGAATACATAGGTACAGACTTGTCTTACCACTACCATTACTTGCCTCTTCTAAGTCTTCATCTATATTTCTTCCGATAATTTGAGTATGCTGGTCTAGTTTGTTAAAGTCTAAATGAACATTCTTACCAAAGCTATAGGCATTACTAATATCTATACTAAGTAACTTCATGATACGTCTCCATAATCTTTGGTAAGTCTTTAACGTCCATATATTCTAGGACGGTTTTTATCTCATCGGAAGAGTTCTTACCAACTAGATCTACTGTAGCTTCACTTACTACCTTAACCTTTCTCTTTATAGACTTGTCTACACCTACTAACTCGGCAGGATTACCCGTTACCTCTACTAGAATGCAGTCTTTGGACTTCTTAGATGTGGCTAGTACGGAGCCAGCCTGCTCAGGAGTACACTCTACCTTTATTAACTGAGGTAAGTCTAATGGTAGAAATAAAGGAATAGGATTGAATGGGGTAGTTTCAATGACAAAAATACCCCACTCCTTGTCGTTATTACCTAGTTCAAAGGTAATGGAGTAGGGACTACCTGGATACCAAGTATTGGGAAATTTAGGTTCTTGATGCATACTGTGTAGATCGCCTAAGAGTACTAGATCATACTCTGAAAACTTACTGAAGTCATATTCAGGGTCTACAAAAGGAAGCTCACCTCTAGCATGTGATACTAGTATATTGTTTCCTTCTTTAATTTTAGGGGGATTTTCGTTCTTCTTTATCTGGTCGTACGTCATAAACTGAATATTAGTACCATCTAGGTCTAGAGGTGCTGAATCTTCCAGACAAAATGTAATATTAGGAAAGTGGTCTAACTCCCCTAAGAATGTTTCGTACTTTGTGGTAGCCTCATGGTTTCCTGCAATAATATACATAGGTTTAGGATGGGTACTAACAAAGTCTAAGAATAGGCCAATTTCTTGAATACTAGGAGTTTTGTCAAAGAAGTCCCCTCCTAGTATAATAATATCGTGGTCTATACTAGCCAGACAGTCGAAGTATTGTTTGTACCTATTAGTAGCCCAGTCTTTTTTAACTCCTTTCTTTCTAAGAGTTATGTGCTGATCTGCTGTGAATAGTATTTTCATTTAATATACCTGAATTTGTAGCTTACCAAACTGTGTATCTAGAAAGTCCACACCTATATCTAGGATTGTATATTCCAGTCTAGTTGCTTCGCTAACAGCTAATTCCATTGTCTTTGGTAGGTTAGATGACTGGTAAAATTCAACGTCTAAGTCTTCTGAGAGTTCCAACCTAATTAAGGAATTTGCTAGTTCTAGTTTATCGTCTGTCATTTAAGTCCTCCTATAATTAAAGTAAAACCGCATAATCGCGGTTTATAAATAGATCTACATAGGTAGGTCATCATCGTCAGGAAGGTCGGAGGACGGTACATCTGAACTTCCAGCAATAATACTTGTATTTTCTTGTAACCATGTACATTGTTTTTCGTAGTTAGACTCTGGATAAATCTTAGCAAGTTCAAATAAGGTCATATCTAACTCTAGCTTAGTTAAAGGTGAGTTAGTTCTATCTGGTAATACTGAGTACTTAACATTCATAGGTAAAGGTCCAGTCTTTTCCTTACTAATAGTAAGGTCATACCCAGATTCAGGATCGGCAGGGTCACCATATTTAGGATTACTAGCTAGAGAGACGATTTCATTAAAGATGGTTTTCTTTAATTCCATAACCTTAATCTTACCATCGCGTCTATCAATTACGTTAACAGCATACGCGAACTGTGCCTTATATTCTTGTCCTCGTTCGTCGCGTTTACCCTCAATAGGGTCTTTACCGCCACTAAATGATTCTGAAGCTCTGTCAAAACATAAAGCCTCTACTGTACGACTCTTTCCTTCTGTAGTTTTTACCCAGTAATGATATCTAGGAAGATAGTCTCCTACTAGGCGAATATCAATTGTCTGTCCTGGTTGTAGCTCTTTACTTACATTTAATCTAGTAATATCGCCGGTTGTTCCTTGTGGTTTTGCTTTAGTCCATCCTGCCATTTTTGTCTCTCCAGTTTTTGTTCATAAGGGAAGTATAGTCTCCCTTTATGTTCTTTAGTTAGTTTAGGTATTTTATCTACTAAATCCATAGGAATGGATATATATTTTTCGATACCATTTATATAGTGTATTCTCTGTATTGGGTGAATAAGCTTAACTACATTTGCATAGTCTAAAAACTCTCCTAGTGTTAGGTACTTTAAGGATACTTCTGATATATCATTTACGGGTGCGCCTAGGTTCTTTCGACTGTCCTTAACTATACTTTCCATCTCAATGTACGCGTATTTTTTATTATTTTTTGTCTCTGGGAGATTCCAGTATAATCTCAAACATTTATTTGCAATAAGGTAAGCCTTACTGTTTATATGTCGTTTTAGTCCTATAGGCAAATTTCTTTGCTTATAGACACAGATATGACATTTAATGTAAAATATCTTAGAAAATCCGTGTATACAACTACGATTAGATATAGACTCAATATAGTTGTAGTTAAACAATGTCTCTATCTCCTCTTAATTGGTTAGATATTATATCAGAAATGTAAGAGAAAGTCAATAATAATTTTAGGATAACGAGGATGAGTCTATATAAACATCGTGACCTAACTCCTTATAAAATCCTAGGGTATTAGTCTGCTGATTAGCTGTTATAAGTCTATTCTTAAAGAAGAAGTGAAAGACCTGGGGACTAAGTTTGTCGGGATACTGCCTTTCTATCCTACCTACAATCTGAAGAAGCTCTCCTTTATTGTTAAAACTATAAGGGAGAATTAACGTGTCTAGTACAGCTAAGTCAAACCCAGTTCCTACTAGGCCATTTGTGCCAAAAAGAACTGACCTGTCTTCGGTAAAAACACTATTTAACAAATCGGTATTACAATCTCTGTCATTCTGATTCTTCTCAGATACTATGTGACCACAAGGAACTGTAAGCTTTTTCATTAGAACCTCTATGTGTTCTAATCTAGGAGTTACTACTATTATATGCCTTCCTTTTTCATATAAAGACTTTATAGTATTAACTACTAGGGAATTAAATTCTTGATTTCTAGCAATAGAAGACAGGGCATCATTATAGTCAGACATACCACCGAATGGGAATATAAAGTCAGTCTGTAATATATTAACTTTAGCTTTTATATAGTCAGACTTATGTTCAATTACGGTATTTCCGAATATTCCTTCTAAGTGGAAGTGTTTTAAGTCTTTTCTATAAGGAGTGGCCGTAAATCCTATACGGTATTTAGCATACATTGAGTTAATTATAGACATTAACTTAGGAGCCGGAGCTTTATGACACTCATCTACTAGAATCAAACCAAATCGCTTTTTTACTAAATCGAGCTTATCAGCTTTTAAAAGAGACTTATGTGATGCAACTACTATGTCTTTATCATAGTCAAAAACACCACTAGCTATAATTCCAGGTCTGCAGTCTAAGAAAGTATTCAATGACTCTTTCCATTGTTGTAGTATTCGTATTGTTGGTACTAGAATAAGTGTTCTGACCCCATAAGTTTCTATTAACTTACTAGCTACTACAGTCTTACCAAACCCCGCTCTAGCTACTACCATACCAGAACCTCCTCCCCACTTAGCTAGGAGTTGGACTTGTTCAGGTCTTAGTTCTTTCTGAAAGGTAAGATCCCTTTTAAGTTTAGGTATTGCTTCTTTACTAATAATTTCATGGTTTTTCTTTAGAAAAGGTATTAGTTTATCAATATAACCTTTTGGTAGAGAGTACATATCTCTTTCGGCATAGAAGGTAAAAAGGAATAGTCTTTGGAATGTATCGTCGTCCATATAACTAAACTCATCTACAAAGCAGTCTTGGTTAGCTAAAGCAGCAGACTTGAAATATATTTTATCCAGTAAAACTATCTCATATTTTGAAGGGTCTTGGCTTTTTTTCTGGGTACGAATGGAGAACCTCCATGAATATTGGTATTTTATTCCATATCCCTAGTTTTGCAAATAGTGACATAGAATTTTCTTGATCGTCTACTGTGTGGTCATGTCTAATTGGGAACGAGTAGCCTTCACAGTATAAAAAGGTATCGGTTATGCACTTAATTTTTCTCACAGAAATAACCACCTCTACAGATTTTCCCAGTCTATATAGAAGCTTACTAGAAAAGTCTAATAGAAATCTTTGCCTAGTTGTCCTAGATAAAGGTATTCTTATTAGGTCTTCGATGCACAGTAATGGGTTTCCTTTTATTGAACTACTCTTAGTAGGGTTTTTAAGATTTATTGTCATATCGTCTAGTATGACGTAATCGTTGGTTTCCTTAACAATAGTAGAAGCAGTTATGACACTACTAGGAAACCTAACTAGGAGGGGGTTAGCTAAGGTTATCAAACAACCTCACCCCAGTTTGGACCTTGCTCGAAGTCTACACCAATCGGGCATGTCTCGTGAAAGTCTTTAGGAAGGAAATATCTATGACGTTGAATAGACTCTTTCAGCCCCGCTTTGTATTCATCTACCACAGAGTTATGTACTTCTGATGTTAGTGAGTCATGGACGATTGTAAAAGGTTTTACTAGGTCATTTGTTATCCAACCTTTAGGATTACAATAGTCTTTAAAGAAGTCAGAACATCCCATAAGCATAACGTCACTAGCTGGACCTTGGAATAGGGAGTTTAATCCAGATCGTACAGCGTGATCTACTACTTTACTATTAACATTAAAGACATCTGAGATTGTACGAACACGGCCTTGTGCGTATAATAATTTGCCTGTTCTACGGAGTGTTAAGTTATTAGAGTCAAGCCATACTTTAAGACCTTTAGCATTAGCAAAGTAGTCGTCAATAATAGCTTGTGTTTTATCCATTGAAATATCTAGCCCGAAACTTTTAAACTCCATAAACACACGGTAAACTGAAGCACCATATAGAATAGCAAAGGTAATTGTTTTAGCAGACTGCCGCTCTGTTGAGTATTTTTCTTTAATATCGTCAACAGAGCACTCTAGGGAGAATACTGTCTTAGCAATAAAGGAGTGAAAGTCTAGACCAGAGATAAATGCATTTTGTAGAAAAGTATCACCAGACAACGCAGCAGCAATCCAAACCTCAGCCGTAGCCAAATCTGCATTTATAATTGTGTAGCCTTCTCTAGCTTTGAAAACTTTCTTTACATCCTTGCGTCTAGCCGGAATATTCTGGAAGTTAAGTTTATAGTTAGCCACTATTTATCTCCTTTTAATACAAATATAGGAAGGCCGCTTATTGTCCAGCTTTCCACTAGGGCTATCATTTCTTTATCATTCCCATATTCTAATGAGTGAGACGCTTTCTCGTAATCAGTGTCCCCAACATGATGGTCTAGTAACCATTCACCCACTATATAAGGGACTTGGTCGTATTTTACTGTAACTATGCTAGTAAGGTTTGCTTTCCCATCTTCTATAAGACTCTTAATCTTCTGCATTATGAGTCCCCCGTGTCAGCACTACTAGATAGTCTTCCGGACTCTGTTAAGCATAAGTTAAAGGTTCCCCTAACTCTACCATTAGCTTCTGCCATACCAATGATATTCTGTGTGTATGTTCCTCTCATTTTACCAGAGGCTCTAAGGTCTAGGATAAGCTGTGGAAGTTCATGTCCTTTATCAGCTAGTCCTAAAAGGGTTTCCTTGTCAGTTTTAAATGAACCTGAGTCTGTTTTACCCGCATCTGGTAGTCCAGCAATATTAAATAACAACTCACCAACCTGCCTATAACTATTAGCTTTAAAAGGACAACCTTGCTGTCTTTCTAGTCTTTGTACGTGAGTATTAGCAGCCATTGCCGTCTCTGCTTCTCTTATATTATCTTCAAATAGTGAGTCTAACTCAGTTAAGTAGTCATGATCTATAGGAGCACCTGCTAGTTCTAATTCCATTAACATATCTACTGCTGGTAACATAATTTCATTGTAGCACTTCTTAGTTAGAGGATCTGCCTCTTTATAGGTAGGTCTACCCATATTATTCATCACTTGCAGTGTTGCATCGACATCACCACAGGCATAAGGAGACAAAATGTCTATATCAATCATACCGTAGTTGAAGTCCTCTTTCTTAATCTTATTTTGACGGCAAAAGGTTGTAATATAATTGTCTAGTTCAGTAGAATAGTCTCCTAGGTCTGAGTACGTCATTGCTAGAAGTTTAAGGGAGTGTGTTCCTTTCTTCTGTGATAACATTAAGTAGTGGATAATTAGAGTATCATGAAATACTGGAATATCAATATTATAGTGTTTCTTAATAAACTTCTTATCAAACTTACTATTATGCATAAGGATAGGAATTACACCGCTTAGTAGATGCTTAAAATCTTCAAGGGCAAGTTCTAGAATATCCTTTTCTACGAAGTAGCCCGTATGTTCTTTGTTTGAGAAGGAAGCCCCGATTATTTCACCCATAAAAGGATCTAAGCTAGTAGTCTCCGTATCAAATGCTAGCATAACGCCATCGGTTACCCATCCATCTATAAGCTGCTTAAATCTATCTACTGACTGTACATGTTCGTAATCTTTATCAGATGAAGTTGCTACGGAAAAACCATGAGTCCACATCTGATAAACAACATTGAAGGCTTCTCTGATTTTTGTTTCTTCACTAGGGTTAATATACACGATAGCGGGGTTTACGATAGGAACAGCCCTAAAAGGCTCATCTATAGGAACTCCGTTGAACTTGGTAACTCCACCCTTTAATTTAATTACCTTTTTGAATACTTCAGCCCCTACTGGAACTATGAAGTCATATTCTTCTAGGGAGGCAATGTCTAGCGTAATGTCTTTTACTAGAACGCGCTTTAGTGTAGGGTCATCTACTAGATACAGCAAATCATAGGAGACAACTGGCTCTAAAAATCTAGTTATAATATCGTTGTCTTTGCTACCAGATTTCGGGATATCGAAGACAAATGCAATCTTTTTCAATGTTAGGCGCTCCTTATAAAGTGTAGGCCAATTACTGCTAGTGCGACTGCTCCTAGCCCTTGGTCATGTCCGACGATTGCTGCTATAATACAGATCACGCCACTCAGTACCATCAAAGTATATAGCCATTCTTAATTGTGTAGTTTTTCTCTTTTAGTAACCCAAATAGTTGCTGTTTATCTAAGTCCCCTGGATCTGTTAATGGGATTATTGTATCTGACATTAGTCCTCCTATCTCGGCTGTTTTCCTAATAATAGATGAAGCCTTCTGTCCAGGAATATCGTTATCTAGCATTGTTACTACCTTAACTACGCCGACGCTCTTTAAATCCCTTACGATTTTCTTAGTAAAGTTATATAACCCAAAGATTGGACAAGCATTTCGCACGCCTAGATCATATAGATTTAGATAGTCAAAGATTCCTTCTACTAGCACTACGCATGGAGCTCCGCAGTCTATATTATATAAGAAGTCTACTGTGACATCTTCAGGTAAGCGAAGATACTTAGGTAAGGTATTGTCTAAGGCTCTCGATTCGATAAACCTTAACTTTCCCGTTTCATCGTGAATAGGTATGCTAACATATGGGGAGTTATCTGTTAAATACATTTTGTGGTCAATTAGGGTACTTGGGTGGAGGTTTCTTATACCCTCACTAATAAGTGTTATATTTTCAGGTATTTCTACCTTAAGGATTCTAGTAGCTTTATCAATAATCCTAGTAGCTTCGGCCATCTTGACTTCAAGGAGGAGTTGAGCAGGGGGAGCTTCGACTTCTAGTATTTCATGAAGTCTGTGCATACCCCCTTTAAACCCACAAGACAGACAATGAAACAAACCTGTGGCCTCATCAATGCGTAAGCTAGGATTGCTATCATCATGATCGGGATTTAGACAAGGAATTAGTAGGTCTTTAGAAGAGACTCGTACGCTAATACCTTTACTTTCTAGTAGAGATTGAATATAACCGGCCATCTAGGATGCTCCTGTTCCTGCTCGTTCTTTATCCTCGAAGCTATTAGACACTTCTTTTCTAAGTTTTAAGTAATCCCATTGCATTCCAACATAGAACGGAAAAGGCTCATTGTCTCTAGCTTTTGCTTGGTATACCTTAATATCACTTTCAGGTAAGCCTGTTTCTTGGTTTATCTTAGGGAAGAACTTAAAGCTTCTATCCACTGAATCTTCAATAGCCTTGGCCCGTTTAGCAGAACCATCACTATGAATCTGATAAGGCGTTAGTAATACAATGTTATAGGCTTTAGCAATCTCTTTTAGTCTTTCTGCTTTTCGTTGCTGGATTAACCAATCTTGATCCTTTGTACCGCCATCTTTAATAATATTAATATAGTCTACATTCACAAATCGTAGATCATGCTCCCCTACTAACCTTGCAATGGTTTGTTCTAGCTTTTCCATTGTTAGGCTAGCGTCATCTATATTAAAGTATTTATGTTCATTTCTTTCTAGGTCTTTTAAACCATCTGTAAATTGTCGGAAGTCTATTACCTCTTGGCTAAGTTCCGTTATTAACCTATCAATATCAGAGCAAGGCTTGTAAAAGAAGGAAGCTTTGCTAGACTCGATAGTGATTTTTTGCCGTGTAGTTAATGATCTGCGTCGTATATCATTGTATGGAACACTAGCAATCTGTGCTAGGAATCTTTTAGCTACGTTAGCTTTTGACATTTCTATATTAAAGTAGGCTACAGTGTTTCTGTGCTCTAGGTAGTGATGGTTTGTTAGGTTCTGAGTTATAATAGACTTACCACTTCCACGCTCTCCACCTACAACAATAAGTTCTCCATAGGCAAATCCGCCTGCTTCTTCGTCATAGAAGTCACTAAATCCTGAGGAGATAAGTTCGCACTCGTCATTTTCGTACTCTGCATCAATAGCATCTGTCACCGTGTCTTTAGTCTGAGCACTTCCTAGTGTGAGACTTTGCTGCATATCTGATAAATCTGCAGTTAATTCCTCAGCAGACTTATCTTTTATTGAAGAAGTTGTAGAAATCACAAAGTCAAGAACTTTGTTCCTAGCAAAATCATTTTCGAGTTCTGACAATACTAGAGATTGGTCAATCTCCGTGTCATTGTACTCGGCAATCCAATCTGTAACTTTTGAACAACTAGCATTAACAACAGCTAGTTCTTCGGGAGTAGCTACTTTACCCGTTCGTACGTGTACATCTTTCAAAGCAGTATAGGCTGTTTCTGATGGCCCAGAAAACCACTCTTTATATAAAGACAGGAACAAATCTAAGTCTTTACTAGAGACTACTTCGGCAATAATGTATTTCTGTAAATCAATAGCCATTAGTTCTCCTTATATTTTAGCTAGATCAGACCTTGGCCTATGTGCGAAGAACCCCTTTTTATCACCATCAGATAACCATACCCTAAAGTAGTCGGGATATACTTTCATCACTTCACCAAATAAGTTGTAATAGTAGCATAATATTTTGTCACCAATCTGTAAGTCAGTATCAAAGTCCCCAGTTTTCACCGTAGGCTTAGATGTTTTCCTTGTGGATACCATTGGTATATTACGTTTTAATAAGTGGGATCTAATTGACGAAGATGATCGTAGTGTCAATTTAGCAATTTCAGCTAATGTCATTTTATCTTGTGTATAACACTCGATAAAATAATCTACTTCCTCAGGTTGAATTCTGTGAGGAAGAGCCTCTTTACGACGTGTTGTTCTCGCCAGGCGTTCCTCATAAGCTAGGATTTCCTTATTTAATCTAGCAGTGGTAATATTAAACATTTTAGCTATACTAACTTTTGTGTGCGCTTTCTTTCGAGTATCAGGATTGACCTCATCAGCTAGGTCTTTCATTCTTTTTATAGCATTCTCATTGAGATCTACTTTAGCCATTAGCTAGGTCACTCTTAACTTCAGACTCTTGTGCTAGAGCTAGGTAAGCTGCTGCATCCATAAAGTTATCGTAGTCGAACCCGGTGCTTGCTCTAGATAGTTTCAATAATACCATAAATAACCATCCTTCTGTTTCTGTTAGATCAGCTCCAGTAAGCTCGTTAAATAACTTAATTGTTTTACCCATACTTCTTTCTTGTCCGTTATCACGGGACTCCCCTCTTGATATTAACGTTTTTACCGCAGTTTCTAGCATATCCTGGGGGATACTTACACAATCACTATTCCTCATCAAAAACTCCGTCACAAATATCTATTTCATATAATACTATTGATTGGTGGAAAATATAACCTTCTATAGACTCATCACAAGGAGATACCGCTACACCCCCGATAGCCTGCCAACCATCGGAAATTGCTTTATCTACTAAGCTAGTCAAATCCCCAGCATCGTGGGAGATTATTAGGTCGTACTCAACCTGTTTTATCATAAATTCACTCCTAAAAATAGGGAGTAGACCGAAGCCTACTCCCTTTACCGCCTGGGTTAAGTTTTATTAGTCTTCCGTAGAAGCCTTAGTTGCTTTTGCCCATTTGATACCGAGTTTACCTGATTTAGCACGAACACTACCAACTGGAGCACCAATTTCTTCTGCAGCCTCGGCTGAAGTCATACCACTGTCAGATAAGTTCTGCAAAGTTGCGATGATTTCGTCAGTGTAGTTAAATACACCGCCTTTATTAGTACCCATGTCTTCAGGCAAGGCATCAATATCACCCGCTTTCAACATACGGCCTAAACGGCTACGCAAACCACGAACATTGAGTTCCAGAGATTCAGCAATATCGGCAGAAGACTGACCTTCGCCTACCGCTGTAATTACGCTAGCAATTACTTCGTCGGTGTAGACTACAGTGCGTGCCTTAGCTTTTGACTCACGCTGAGGTGCTTTCAGTTTGAGAGACAGCAACTTACCGCGAATCTGAGCAACTGTACGATTCATAGCTTCTGCAATATCTTCAATGAAATCACCATTTTCAGCCATCTGTGTAACTGTTTCGGTTTCTGCTTCTGTGTACTTAAGAACTGCTGGTGCTTTCTTAGGGGACGGTGCTAGAGTAGCTTTACAAGCTAGAGCTTTACCACGAATTTGAGCAGTAGTTTTGCCCATAGCTTCGGCAATATCTTCTGCTGTCGCTGTACCTGCACTGGCTAGAGACTCAAACTGTGCCGTTTCTGCTTCAGTAAAAGTCTTTCCTTTTACTGCATTTTCTGTAGTATAGCCCATATTACGAATCTTAGCTGCTAGTGACTTTTCTGAAACTTCCAAAGACTCTGCTAGTTCAGCTACTAGCACTTTAGATGCTGTAACAACACCTACCAGTGCGTCTTCGATTGTTTGAACCATAGTATCTGTATATACTGACATATTTATTATTTCCTTTGTTTATTTAGTTTTTATTAAATAGTGTTTCATATTTAACTGTTGGTCTTTCTGCCTCGGTGGAGAATACTAGCATAAATTAAGTAGGTAGTCAAGAGTATTTTTGTGTCCGATTTGGACTTGACTTTTTCTTAAATATTTTAGAATCCATCCCTTTTCGATTTCCATACCGAACACTAGCATAAATTCTAGCTTTGGTCAATAGTAATTTTGGGTTCGGTAGGTATCCTTATATAACTTAAAAATTTTATTGACATATTCCCTATAATATGATAAACTATTTTTTAATTATTATAACTAATAGGAGATAAATATTGATACCATTATACACTGGTTATATATGTATAGTAATACTTGCTTTTATTATAAATATATCTAGCTATTACAGTATATTAAAAATGAATGAAGAAAACAATAAGGAAACTAATAAAAGTATTAAAAAGGATTTACGTATACAAGGGCGAATCTCTAAAATAATTGTAGGATTAATTAATGTAGCTCTTATTTCTACAACTTACCAGGTATTCTTCGCATGAACTATATTTTATTAGATACAGAAACTACAGGTGTAAATACAGAAAAAGACTATATCCTAGAGATTGCATGGGTAGTTGTTGATGAGTTTGGTTCACCCCTTACAGGAATAAAAGATTGTATCTGCCAATACAAGAAAACTATTCCTAGTGGGGCGAAAGCAGTTCATCATATAACTGAAGATGTAGTTATGAAAGGACTACCTATTGAACTTGTACTCGAAGAACTAGTCAAAGATATACGGGATTATGATGTTACTAGGGTAGTAGCTCATAATGGTGCTTTTGACTTCCCTATTATTGCCCAAGCTATTTCTAGGTGTACTAATCAAGATCAAATCATTAGTATTCTAGATATGGAAACTATATGTACCTTACGTCTAGCAAGAAGGTTATTTCCTGAGTCAGATAGTCATGCTTTACAGTTCTTACGATATGATTTAGGACTAGACAGGCCTGAATTTCATGAAGGATCTACTCATAGAGCTGATAATGATGTTCTAGTGTTAATGTCTTTATTTAAGTTCTTAAAAGAGCAAACTCCTTGTGATGATGAAGACTTTGTTAAGTATTGTGACAAACCTTTCTTAATACAGAAAATGACTTTTGGTAAACATAAAGGTCAAGACTTTAAAGATATTCCTAGGAATTACTTAAACTGGCTTAAAACTATTGACTTAGACTCGGACCTACTTTATACAGTAAACTGGTTTACAGAAAACTAAAAAGACTTAAAATTATTATTGACTACTAGGTGATTACGCTGTAGGATTCGCCCACGATTATTTATATAGGTAAATTGTTGAAAAAGCAAACCTTAAATTCTAATTGACTTACTACCTACATAAGTGTAGTATTCGTATATTGACTGAATAAACCAGAGGAGACGATTATAATGACTGAATTATCTAAGAAGGCTCGTGAATATGCTCAAGTTACAAAGCAGATTAAGTTGTTAGAACAGCAAAAAGAGGAATTGCGTAATACGCTACTAGAAACTATGGGTAGTACAAAAACTCTAGTGGAAGACGGTATTAAAGTAACTACAGTAACCCGTAGTGTCAAAGACCTTCCTTTTGAGGCTTTCCAAGATATCCTAGCTAAGGATGGTGCAGAAGTGCTCTACTCAATTTGTAAGGTAGTGCAAACCCGTTTATCAGCAACGGATAAACAGAAACTTGTAGTAACTGGCTTTCAACACCCTAGTATTCGTGTCTCAGGAGACATTTGATAATGTTTAATTACGAAGAAGCTTTAGCCCTATTAGAAAGGTATGCTGATCGGTATTATAATAATGATGCTGAGATTACAGACGCAGAATATGATAAGCTCCTTTTTAATCTTACAGAATATGAGAAAAACCATAATATCACTAGGGAACTCCTTATAGGAGCTAAAGGGTGGGATGTTAGTATTCCTCATAAATACCAGCAAATGTACTCACTAGATAATGTAGTAACCCCTCAGCAGTTATTTGACCGCCTAAAAGGGGAAACAGTTGCTATGCCTAAGTTAGACGGTATTTCCTTAGGTGTTTACTACTCTGGTGGGGCTATTGAAATGGTCTTAACTAGAGGGGACGGTGAAAAAGGAAAGGATGTATCTCATCTAGCTAAGTCTCTAAATATCCCAATGCGTATATCTATTACTGGAAATGTTCGTATTGAAGGAGAGGCTTACTGTAAGACCTTTAAGGCGGGTGAGTATAAGAACCATCGGAATATGGTAGCTGGGGCTATGCGTCTTCAGAGTGAGGACGAATTTAAGACTAGAAACGTAGAATTTATTGCCTACAATGCTGTAGAAGAAAAGCCTGCTAGTGACTTAGAATTTACTGATATTTTAAAATCTTTAGATGATAATGGGTTTCAAGTGGTAGACCATATCCTTGGCAGATCAGTACTAGACAAAGATGTATTTGCTAAGGAATTCCCATTCACAGACGGGATTGTTTATAAGTTAAATGACTGTAATAAATGGGTAGGATTTACTTCACATCACCCCCAGTTTGCTTTCGCTTATAAATTCCCTGAAGAAGAATACACAACTACTCTAGTAAATATTGAGTGGGGTATGGGGAAACTAGGACGTATTACTCCAGTAGCTATTCTAGATCCTGTAGAGATTGAGGGCTCCACAGTTGGCAGAGCTTCCCTATCTAATATGAATATTATTAGAGCATTAGGGTTATGTGTTGGGGATACAGTCTCTATCATTAAGGCCAAGTCTATTATCCCCCAGATTATTAGCGTAGTAGGCAAAGGTAGTTATTCCATCCCTATTGAGATTAGAAACTGCCCTTGCTGTTCTGAGCCAACAGAGGAGCGTCGTGGCTTAGTTTACTGCACAAATAAACATTGCGGAGGTAGTCTTCCTAAAGAAGTTAGTACACTTACTAAGGTTCTAGGCATAAAAGGTATGGGTCCTGCGGCAATAGAGGCTCTAATTGCTAAGAAAATGGTAGTTAGACCAACTGACGTGTTTAGCCTTAGTATAGGAAATGTTGAGTCTTTATCAGGTAATTCAGACGCTATCTGGAACAGTATTCAGACCGCTAAATTGCAACCCAGATACAAGTTATGGGCGGCTCTGTGTATCCCAGGTATTGGCCTTTCTAGTGCTAAAGCTTTGTATAAGGCGGGAGTTACTTCATTATTAGACTTATCCTTTGATGATATTATTATAATTAAGGGTTTTGGTGATAAAACAGCCGATAGTGTAATACAGTGGGTTGATAATAATTCTGACTACTTAGAAAAATCTGAGGCTCTATTTCCTAATTTAGAACCAATCCAAGAAGGAGAAACTGCTGCTAGTAAAGGGACTGTCTGTATTACTGGAAAAATGGACGTAACAAGAGTGTCAATTAAAGAGAAGTTAGAGTCGCTAGGCTGGACCGTAGTTCCTGGAGTTACTAAGAAAGTAAACTTTTTACTAACTGGAGAGAAAGGTGGGTCTAAGATTGATAAGGCCCGACAATATGGCATTCAGGTAGTAGACTACTATGAGTGCCGTAGGGAGTGGGGGTTGTAGTGCATGAGTTAGTAGAGGGCTTAACCGTTAGACTAATCAAGGAGTGTAAAAGCGTGGAATTATCAAATGAAGTAGAAAATGAAGATGGATCCTGTACGTTTAATCTAGACTGCACCGACGAGGAAGCGTCTAGACTATTTAGTCTAGGACTACAGGACTTAGCAGGTGCAGCCTATAAGGTTCTCCCTATTCATCAGTTTGAGAAAGATAACCGAGAGGAAACCCCTATTAAGTCTATTGAAATAACAGATGCACTCTGGGAATATTGTATTAATGCTGGAGTAATATCTGCAATTAAAAAAGGAATAGAGGAACTAGAAAATGGCAGGAAATAATCCAGGTCGTAAAAAACGACCAAGTAAAGTAAACTATAATAGCACTCAACGTTGGCTAGCTAACAAAGCTGCACGCATTGCTAGACATAAAAAGAAGCACCCTAATGAGCTACAGGAAGTAGGAACCGTTCCTAATTACAACCCTAAGTCAGCTAGAGGTATTCTTTTAAGCAAGAATGAGGCATTACGAAAGCTTAGTTAAAAGTATTCTTGACCTCTAGCTTAATCCGGTGTAGAATTTCCCTTCCACGAGAGGAGATTTCGATGAGTAGATCATTTCATAATGGACTTCGTGCTAACCACAATAAAAAGGAATATGATAACTGGTCAGAACCTAAATACTGGCGGAAGCTAGAAAAGCACCGAAAACGTAGGTCACAGTTTAACGTATTAAGGCATAAAGTTATGCATGGTAAAGTCGATATAGATGAGGTGCTAATGCCTCTAGACTGTAAGCCGTGGATATACTACTGGTAGAATTGCCCTGTTAGCTCAGTTGATAGAGCAGCTCACTTGTAATGAGCAGGTCATCCGTTTGAGTCGGATACAGGGCTCCAGTTAGGAGAATTAATATTAAAGACGTAACAGTAAGTAAGCTTTGGGCTTACAAAGTATCCAGAAAAGAAGTTCTAGAATATCTCAACCAAAATGGTTTAATTTGTGAGAAGATAGAAGATGTTGAAGTGAAAGAGTTTGACGGTTATTTTATATTTACAACAAAAACGGAGTCCTAATTGAATATTATTGAACG